TTTTAACAACAGGCTCTCTTGTTTTTAGTATCTGAGATTGCTCTCCATCATCCTCATACCAATCAGGATTAACATAACTAAACTGATGTCTGCAATTATAACCACCTCTAACTATCATTGGGTTTCCACCTTTTTTACCTGACCAACTTCTACTAGCCCAAATGTCTTGTATCTCTGCTATTGTAAATAAACCATTCTTTCTTTTGTTAAGCTGACCATTTACCATTCTTCTACATAAGTCTCTTGTTGTAGGTATTACATCTCCATAATATTTAACAAATGTAAGTCCAGCATCTTTTGATTTATTGAAGTTTAATGTAGCATCAAAGTCTCGTAAAGAATCGTTAAGTATTTGACCAGCATATCTTTTCATGTTCTCTCCTACTCTAGTTCTTGCGTATTTACTTTGTAGTTGTTTGATTGCTATATCAACTCTGTCTTTTAATGCTGGGTTTCCCTGATTTCTTTTTACATAATTTACTAATCTATTTACTGTTGGGTCTTTTGAGTTAGCATATATTCCATTAATAGATTCTCTTAGTTCTTTTTCTAATACTGTAAATTCTGTTCCAACCAATGTGTTTTGATAAACTTTATCTGATAATATTCTTGTAAAATTGTTTGATACATCTTTAAACTGTGTGTAATATTGTTGCTTCAAATTTTTTACTAAAGCTAAATCTCCCTTAGTAAGTTCTTGAAATTCAGGTGGTATAATACCTATTGTTTTAAATTGTCTTTCAACTCTTTTAGCTTGTTCTCCAAAACCTTTTCTAACTACTCTATCTGCAAATGGTAAATATTCTTTATCAAGTATTGCTTTTATCTTTGGTCTTATTGCTACTGCACTTTGTAATTCAATAAGCTTACCAGCTTGTCTTGGTAAATCTCTATCTACTAATGAAACTATTTGATCTTCTATTTTATCTAATGTTCTTGTGAGTGCTTCGTAATATTCAACTTCAGCTTTTTCAATGCCTTTGATTCTGTAATCTGTTAATTCTTTTACTATATCTGACATTCATTAAATTTCTTCTTCGGCTACTGTTTCTTGTTGAACTTCATCTTGTGTAAATTGACCAACTTCTGAAGCTGAGTCTATTTCATCAAATATCTCATTTAGTTTTTCGTTGTCATCTACTACTGCTCTTGCGATCTCTTTATCTACTTCTTTCATAAATGTAGGAGACCCAATACTTAATGACTTAGCTTGTTGATAGTAAATAAGATCACTAGCATAATCTCTAATGTTAAATGAATCAGGATAGTTTATTTCTCCATCAAATGTAGCATTTTGAAATAGTGCATATAATCTAAATATCTGTTCTTCTGCTATTTGTAGATTGTCTGCTTTTTCTGATAGTCTTGCATTAAGTAATTCAAATTCTGTTTGTAAAGCTATTCCTGAAGATACTGCTTGTTTAGTTGTTCTTACTGCTCCTGTATGTGCTATTCTATTAATAGCATTTACTTTGTTTGATATTGATTCCATGATAGCCTGTAAGTTTTGCCCTGATGGTTGAAGTAAATATGGTTTTAAATTAGGCTCTAATTCTTCAGGCATTTCTATTACAGCACCAGCACCAGCAGACGCATTAACCGATGGAGTCTTAACTAAACTAGGATGATTTGTTAATCTGATAAGCTGTTCTACTTCTGATAACTCATTGTAGATAGCTTTTTGCAAATCAGCTATGTCAGTTAGGTCTGATTGACCAATCCCCTTTTTGTGCGATTTGGAATTGTATAAGATAACTGCTGGTATCTTGCCAATCAGATTATCGGCAGTATCTATTACTGTCGGCTCGTCTCTGTCTGATTTTGCATATACAGTTTCAATCCGATCAAGATACCATAGTCTAAAGTAAGTTCCCCCATCCTTATCTACTTCTTCTCTTACTTTAAGATAATCTAGTGTGTATTTACCATTTATTTCTCTTTTGAAATTCCAATCTAAAACATTCTCAGGTGTTAATATTGATATGTATGGTCTTATCTCTTGCTCTAGTTCTTCTGCTCTTGTGTTTGTTGTGACTTTGGGTTTATCTAAAACTAAAAAACAATGTCCATAAATAGAAGCATAGTTTTGAGCCTGTTTCATAACAGAGTCAAAATGGTTTCCATCTAAGTCAGAGTCTTTTAAGAAAGATTCTAAACTAGGCTCATCAGCCATAGCACCAAAATCTCTTGAAGCTTTTACTCTAAATAAAAATGATGAGTAAATTTGTATGATGTTTTTACAATGGTTATCACATGGAGTATTACCAAGTCTTTGATTGTACTCGTTGTCTAATTCTAAGTTATATCTGTTTAGGTATTGACCCAATGTATAATCATAACCACCATTAAATGATCTTATGTAATATTCCCATTGATTAACATTTTCTTTGTAGTCTTTGTGGGTTTCAAATGCTTCGTCTCGTGAATATGCCATAATCTATTTCATTGTCCATCTAGTTGGTCTTGAACTTGGCATCTGAACTACTAAAGGTTTTATGTAATCAATCATATAGCCTAAAGCATCGTTCATATGGTCAAATCCATCTTCTTTGTTAGGAATATTTGTATCTTCCTTGTACGTTTGTCTTTGTAATCCTTTTATCAATGTTTTGCAAGATTTGGAAACAAAAATATGTCTGTTTCCATTGGTATCTTTGAGTTTAGAGTTCACAGCATTTATTCTATCTCTTACTGCTGGATGTCTTGTTTTTACTTTAACATGGAAGCCACCATTTTGTAATATTGATAAATCAGTTCTCCCACCAGCACTTGTTTTTCTTTGTCTTGAAGCTGGGTCAGGGTAGATTGTTATGTGCATCTTAGTTCCATACCTATCTCGTATCTCTTGCACCATTTCATCAGTATTACTTGAATAAATTACTATCTCATCAACAATGTATATCTTGTCTCTTTCTATCTGAGCCACACAACATGACATGGGATTCACGTTAAAGTCCATCCCAATGTGTAAAGGTTTTGTATAGTCTATAGCTTTTTCTACAACAGACTCAACAGGATGAAAGTTATAATAGATTGACCCAGCATAATTTTCAAATGTACCCTCAAACTCTTGTCTAAATGTTCTTTGATCTAAGTCTTGTTTTGCTTGTTCTATTTCTTCTTTAGAAACCATACCACCATCTAATGTAGTAAATTGGAAGCTATCCCACTCAGGGTCTTGCTTACCTTTTAAATACATCTCATAAGTCCAATTACCATAACCTTTTGGAGTACCACACATGAGAACATGACCAAGTGTATCTGATACTGATGCTCTTAATACTTCAAACCAAGTTCTTTTATCTATGTCACTAAACTCGTCTAATATTAAAAAATTTAAACCTGTTCCTCTCAATGAATCAGGAGCATCACTAGATTTTAAGCTTATTGTACTATTAGTTTTTCTTATGGTTATTGTAAGTGTTGTTTCATTAATATCTTCAATCCAATTAAACTGATTAAGAACTTCTTTTAAACTAGACCAGCAAATATCTTTTGCCATCTTTAGTGTAGGTGCAACATACCATATTCTTTGATTAGGCTTTGATGCGTATTTCATCATCTCAGTTATAGCAAGATATGTTTTACCAAATCTTCTACCTGATATTAAAACTCTAAATCTTTTATTTGATGTGCTTACTTGATACTGTGGCTTTGTTAGATTGATCTTCATAGCATCCAAATTTTATATAGATATTATATTTATTAACATCGTCTCTACCTAATTCAACAATCTTATCATGTGATTTTGTATAACCTGAAACCATGCAATCATAACCATCGTTATATTTTTCATTAAATGTAATAGGTGGAATACAAGTAGTTTTGCCATCAATGATTGAGCATATAACCATCGTCAGCAAATACTTCATCTTTTATTCTTCTTGCTTTTGTATCTCCTTTGTGTCTGCACTCTCCATGTCCAATGGAATATACCTCGTGATATTCTCTCTACTAAATTCAAAAACCAATCGTACATTGTAATACTCATAAATTATTCTAATATTAATTTTTTAATACTTTTACTCCCATCTATATTTGATTCTAACTCAGCCATTCCCTTATAACATTTATAAGATACAGACTCGCTGTATTGTCTCTCGGCCTGTCTTTTGCCACGCAAACATTGAGCCATACCCTCAACTTGCAATCTTGCTTCCTTGATTTCTCCATTTACAAACATCAATAAGGCCACTACTAACTCGGTCAATGTGAACTCCCATTTGTATATTTTATTTCTCTATTTGCATCTTTTAATTTTTCTACATCATCTAAAAGCTTTTCCACTTGCTTTTGTAAAAACTCAATATTAACTTTATTGTGCATACCTGACTCTTGTTGTACTTGTAGCTTTTCAACTTGCTTATATAAATCTTCTATTAACATAAACTGTTCGCTATCTGCTGGTAAGCTACCTAATTGTCCTCTTGGCCATTTGATTCTAAAGTCTGTGTTTTCTGTTAAGTCTTTTTCCATAAGTTCTAATCTAGTTGATATTTTGTTTTGTGTTTCTATCACACCAAAATAAGCCCATGTTCCTATAGCAACCATGCCTATCAAAGATGCTACTGTTTTCATTGGCATTGAAACTTTAGCTTCTTCAGAAATACTTAATGGTTTATTACTCATATCTTAAATCCTTTTTTCCAGCTTTGTATAGCCCAATATACAGGAGATAAATTTTTTTGACCTTTTACGTTAGCCAAGATGGGTCGGAATCTCGCAAAAAAGCTTCTCTGCCTTGCTGGTATATTCTTCTTAATACTCATTGTCTTTGAGCCAAAGTTAATCTTTTTAACTCTACCTGATGATCTGTCTCTTACAAATACTTTGAATTTTTTTACATCTCCACGAGATGGTTTATTTAACTTTACTGTTCTTCCTTTGTATTTAGCCATGCAAAATA